CTTTCGCATTCGTCTGCTCCTTCAGGGTTGGGCAGACTCTACATTAAAGCGAAGGCGTTTCCGGGGGGCAGGTCACGGGCTTTGAGTTCGACGTGCCGGTGCGTTTCGACACTGACACGTTGGACATCACCCTCGACTTCGAGAGGCTGGGCTCGATCACATCCATTCCCCTCATAGAGGTGCGTCGATGAACCTCTCAGGCCTCGCCCAGCAACGCTTTGATATCGGCAATACGGGCGATCAGGGTCATCGGCTCTGCCGTTGTTTCAGCAAAACCACAGCCGATATAGAAGGCTTTGGCGCGATCATTCAGCGCGTGGACCAGAATCGCCGCAATGCCTACTTCATGGGCCGCAGCGGAGACCCGCAGGATGGCGTCACGCAGCAACGCGCGGCCAAGGCCGTTTCCCTGCTCCGACAGATCGATCGCCAACCTGCCCAGAACGATCACCGGGATCGGATCGGGCATGTTTTGCTTGAGTTTACGCGGCAAAAGGTCGTGGCTGACCGATCCTGCAGCAACGGCATAAAAGCCGACCACCTGATCGCCGCGGCAGACCACATAGGTCCGGGATGCGCCCGACCCCTGATTGGCGCGGGCTTTGCGCTGCAGCCAGCCATCAAGGGTGGGCGCGCCGGACGTAAACGCATCGAGTTGATGCGCGTCGTTCAGAGGTTCCGGCGCGCGCAGGGATTTGGGTGCGTCGCTCACTTGTCCCACGGTGCCGGGGTAGCGAGGAGTTTACGCAGCGCCGCGTTCGGCGCGGGCGGGGCGTCAAGTTGCGCCATGAAGGCGCTAAATCGCTCTGCATCAAGACGGAATGCGGTGCGGTCGAGAAGCGCATCTTCGGCCGCCATCCGCGTGGCATCCATCATGAATTCGGAGCGGTTCTTGCCGAGCGTTGCCGCCGCGCGGTCGATCAGATCGCGATCCCGAGGGGCCACGCGAAGATTGATCAGCGACCGGCGCTGGGCGTCGTCTTTCTGGATTGCTGCAACCACGATGAGTCCTCCTGCTCTGAACTGACCTCTTATGTAAAGACAAGTGCTTTACAAATCAATCCCGACGCACCCTGAAAATCGGGGCCGCGCCAACCACTTTTATGGAAACGGATCACCCCGAATGAAATCCCTCCCTCTCGGCATGCAGGCCCATCTCTACGATGGCACCACCACGCTGGCGTGGTGCTGGCGCATTCAGCGTGGCGATGGCGCGGTGTTCGGCTTCCCCGACCATGATCGCGCGCTGGAAATCGCGGGCACCAATTACGAGCCCGACACCGGTTTTGCCGCCTCTGAAATCCGTGCCAGTGCCGATTTTTCTGTCGACGGGCAGGATGCCGAAGGTGCCTTACGCTCGGACCGGATCACCGAGACCGATATTCTGGACGGTCGCTGGGACAATGCCGCGATCGAGGTCTGGCGGGTGAACTGGGAGAATGTGGCGCAGCGGGTGCTGATGCGGCGTGGCAATCTCGGCCAGATCAGGCGCGGCAAGCAGGTGTTCGTGGCCGAGGTGCGGTCGTTGACGCATTTCCTCAATCAGCCGGTCGGACGGACCTACCAATATTACTGTGATGCAGAACTTGGCGATGCGCGCTGCGGCGTCAATCTGGCGGTGCCGAGTTATTCGGGCAGTGGTTCGGTGGCGGCGGTGTCCGGCGATCGCACATTCACTACATCCGCTCTCGGTGGCTTTGCTGCAAACTGGTTCGCGCTGGGCCGGGCGGAATGGACCAGTGGCGCCAATGCCGGGCGGCGGGCCGAGGTGTCGATCCATTCCGTCTCGGCCGGGGCGGCAAAAATCACTCTGATCGAAGCACCGGTACGCGCGATTGCCCCGGGCGACGGGTTTTTCATCCAAGCGGGCTGCGACAAGCAGTTCGCAACCTGTGGTGCCAAGTTCGGCAATGGCGTGAACTTCCGCGGCTTTTCATCGATCCCGGGCGACGACACAATCGTGCGCTATCCGACGCGTGGCGATGGCAGCACGGGGCAGCCGCTATGACCAGCACACCTGCCGAACGGGTGATCGCTGCTGCGCGGTTCTGGCTTGGCACGCCTTATGTGCATCGGGCCAGCGTTCTCGGTGCCGGTTGCGATTGTCTCGGCATTGCCCGCGGCGTCTGGCGCGATTTGCACGGGCCCGAGCCGGTGACGCCGCCGCCATACATCCGCGACTGGGGTGAGGCGGGCGGCGAGGAAGTTCTGGCCAAGGCCGCGCGGCGCTTCCTGCTGGAAATCCCGGTGATCGAAGCCGGACCCGGCGCGCTGATCCTGTTCCGCATGGCCCGAGGCGCGCCCGCCAAGCACTGCGGTATTCGCAGCGAAAGCGGGCTGATCCACGCCTATGAGGGTGCGGGCGTCATTGAAGAGCCGTGGAGCCCGATCTGGGCACGCAAAGCGGCATTTTCCTTCCACTATCCGGAGTAACGCCTATGGCAGCAATCATTCTCGGCGGCATCGGCTCCGCCCTTGGCGCGGGCTTTGGCGGCACCATCCTTGGTCTCTCCGGGGCCGTGATCGGCGGCGGCATTGGTTCGCTGATCGGCACCGCCATTGACTCTCGGATCATCGCTTCGCTGACCCCTGACCAGCGGCAGGAGGGCGCGCGGCTGGATGAATTGCGTGTCACCAGCGCTACCGAAGGCGCGGTAATCCCGAGGGTCTATGGGCGGATGCGGGTCGGCGGCAACATCATCTGGGCGACGGATTTCCGCGAGGTCTATTCCGAGACCCGCCAGGGCGGTGGCGGCAAGGGCGGCGGTGGCGGGGTTGTTGTCGAAGAATACAGCTATTTTGCGAGCATCGCCGTGGCGATCGCCACGGGACCGATCGGCGGGATTGGCCGTATCTGGGCCGACGGCAGCCCCTTCGATGTGCCCGGCGCTATCTGGCGGCTGCACCGCGGCACGGAAACCCAGATGCCCGATCCGTTCATAGAGGCCACGATGGGTGCAGGTCTTGCCCCGGCCTATCGCGGCACGGCCTATATCGTCTTCGAGAACCTGCCTCTCGCGACGTTTGGTAACCGGCTGCCGTAGCTCTCCTTCGAGGTCTACCGGCCCAGCGAGGAGCCCGACAGCGCCGAGCAGTTGTTGACGGCGGTGAACATGATCCCGTCCTCGGGCGAGTTCATTTATGCCACCGAACCGATCACGCGCGCGGTAAGCGGCGGCGCGGTCCTCCCCGAGAACGTCAATTCGACCGGCGGGCAGTGCGATTTCCTGACCTCGCTGGATCAACTGGAGGCCACGGCCCCGAATTGCAGATCGGTGTCGCTGGTCGTGGCATGGTTCGGCACCGATCTGCGGGCGGGCAACTGCCAGATCAGGCCGGGCGTGGAAACGGCAAGCAAGGTTACTGCGCCAAAGCTCTGGCTGGTGAATGGTGTGGCACGGTCCGCCGCCTATGTGGTTTCACAAATCAGCGGCAGCCCGGCCTATGGCGGAACGCCCAGCGACTTCTCGGTCGTGCAGGCCATTCAGGAACTGAAATCCCGCGGGTTCCGGGTGACGTTCTATCCGTTCTTGTTGATGGATGTGCCCGAGCCAAACACACTGCCGAACCCCTATTCGAACAATGCAGCAGGGCTGGGCCAGCCGAAATACCCTTGGCGGGGCCGGATCACCTGCACGCCCGCCGCAGGGTTTGCGGGCACGGTCGACAAGACCGCTGCAGCGGCCGGTCAGGTGTCGGCGTTCTTTGGCACGGCCGCCCCTGGCAATTTCGCGGTGTCGGGCACGACGGTGTCCTGGACCGGATCGCCTTCCGACTGGGGCCTGCGCCGGATGATGCTGCACTACGCGCACCTCTGTGTGGCGGCCGGTGGTGTCGATGCATTCCTGATCGGCAGCGAGTTGCGCGGGTTGACCCAGATCCGATCGGGCGCCAGCAGCTATCCGGCCGTCACATCCCTGCAAAGCCTCGCCGCAGCATGCCGGTCGGTCTTGGGATTGGGCACCAAGCTCAGCTATGCCGCCGACTGGTCGGAATATTTCGGCCACCAGCCGCAGGATGGTACAAACGATCTGTCCTTCCACCTCGATCCGCTCTGGGCCGATGCCAATACCGACTTCGTCGGCATCGACAACTATATGCCGCTGTCGGATTGGCGCGATGGCGATCAGCACCTTGATGCCCTGGCAGGCTGGCCCGCGATCTATGACCTGCCCTATCTGCAATCCAACATCGAAGGCGGCGAAGGGTTCGACTGGTTCTATGCCTCGGATTCCGATCGTGCCGCACAGGTGCGCACCCCGGTCACCGACGGCGTCTATGGCAAGCCATGGGTTTTTCGGTCCAAGGATATTCGCAGCTGGTGGCAGAACCAGCATTTCAACCGGCCCGGCGGGGTGCAAAGCGGATCGCCCACTCCTTGGGTGCCGCAATCGAAACGGGTCCGCTTTACCGAGGCCGGGGCGCCTGCGGTCGATCGCGGCACCAACCAGCCGAATGTGTTCTATGATCCCAAATCCTCGGAATCCTTCCTCCCCTACCTTTCTCGGGGGTATCAGGATGATCTGGTGCAGCGCCGCTACATCGAGGCGCTTTATCCCTATTGGAACGACGCGACGAAAAACCCGGCTTCCAGCGTCTATCCGGGCCAGATGATCGACACTTCTGAGATCGCCATCTCGACATGGGATGCCCGGCCTTACCCGGCCTTCCCGGTGCGCTCGGACGTTTGGTCCGACATCGACAACTATCGGCTGGGCCATTGGCTGACTGGCCGGATCGGCGGCTGTGGTTTGGCGGAACTGGTCCGGGAGCTCTGCCGCACCGGCGGCGTGCCAGACGCGTTGATCGATGCGACGCAACTGGCGGCCACGGTGCCGGGCTACGCCATTACCGCGATCGAGAGCGCCCGGGCCTCGATCGCCCCGCTGGCACAGTTCTATGGCTTTGATGTCGTCGAGACCGGCGGTCAGTTGCGCTTCGTGCCACGGGGTCGCCCTGCCGTGGCGCAGATCGCCGCCGACACGCTGGTGATCACCGAGCGCAATGCCGAGGACATCAGCTTCACCCGGGCGCAAGAGACCGAATTGCCCCGCGCGCTGAAGTGGCGGTTGCTGATGTCGGACGAAGATTATGGCGCGCTGTCGGTCGAGGCGCGGCGGATCACCGTCGACACCGCCCGGGTGCGGACAGAGCAATTCCCGATCGTCTATCCCGCCGCACTGGCTGATCGTGCCGCCCGCCGGGCACTCTATGAGGAATGGGTCGGGCGCGAGGACGCTGCCTTTGCCCTGCCACCCTCGCGCCTCGCGCTGGACCCGACCGATGTGATCCGACTGGAACATGATGGCCGGACGCCGGATTATGTGTTGGCCCGGATCACCGACGGCGGCGCGCGGCGCATTGAGGCCAAGCGCACCGATCAGACGCTTTATGACCTGCCACCGGGGCCGGAGCGCACGCCTGCCTTCATCGCCCCGACAGTGTTCGGCCCACCGGCGGCGATCTTGATGAACCTGCCGCAGCTTGCTGACGATATCCCGGCGCACCCCCCCTATGCCGCAGTCTTTGCCGTCCCGTGGTATGGATCGGCACTGATCTGGCGTAGCCCATCGAATGACGGGTTTTCGGCGCTGGGCACGGTCGGCCAGCCTGCGCGGATCGGCACGCTGGCATTCGACTTCTATGCGGGTCCAGTTTGGCGGTTTGACAACGGCAACGAGCTTTGGGTCGATGTGGCTTCGGGCTCGTTCGCCAGCCTGGACGACGAGGCGCTGCTGGCCGGGGCCAATCCCCTCGCCATCGAAACCGCCTCCGGCATTTGGGAAATCGTCCAGTTCGGCACAGCATCCCTGCAAAGCCCCGGGCGCTGGAGGCTGACCCACCTGTTGCGCGGCCAGTTCGGCACCGAGAGTTCGATCGCTAACCCCGCTGCGGCAGGCGCGCGGGTGGTGGTGCTGAATGCCGCCGTGACCCCGATCGCCATCAGTGAAAGCGACGTCGGCCTGCCCGCAAACTGGCGGATCGGCCCGTCAACGGTCGCGGCGGCGGACCTGCTGAACCTGCAACTGGCCTTCACGCCGTCAGGGCGCGGGCTCCGCCCGTTCAGCCCGGCTCATCTGCGTGGGGTGCCGCAGCCGGGTGGTGATCTGTTGCTGACATGGCTGCGGCGTGCCCGGGCCAGCAGCGGCGACAGTTGGGTTCTGGTCGAAGTGCCGCTCGGCGAGACCACCGAGACTTATGATCTGGAAATCCTCAACGGCGCGGCGGTGGTGCGCACCGTGTCTGGCATCGTCACGCCCTCGTTCCTCTACACCGCCGCGATGATGGTGGCGGATTTCGGCGGGCCCGTCACAACCCTGCGCTTTCGTGTCTATCAGATCGGCGCGCTGGGCCGCGGAGCCGCCGCCGAAGCCCTCGTCTGATCCTTTCATCTTTAAACTTGGAGGCATTGGCATGAGCCAATCCACAAACCTTGCGCTGCCCTATCTCGGGGCCAGCCAATCGCAGAAGCATGTAACGGTGAACGAGGGCCTGCGGTTTCTCGATGTGCTGGTGCAGATCACGGTCAAAAGCGCAGGACTGTCCGCGCCGCCCGGCGCGCCAGGCGATGGCCAGCGCTGGATCATCGGGCCCGCCCCCACCGGCCTCTGGGCCGGGCGCGCGACGCAGATCGCTGCCTGGCAGGACGGGGCATGGGTCTTCTATGCCCCGAAGGATGGCTGGCTCGCCTGGAACGAGGCGACGCTCACCTCGCTGATCTTCAGCGCTGGATCGTGGGTATCGCTGATCGGTGCCCTGTTGGCGGCAGGTGTCGCCGATACCGCCTTCACCCTGACTGACGATGCCGATCCCACCAAGAAGGCGGTGTTCGAACTGGCGGGCATTACCACCGGCACGACCCGGACCTTCAGCCTGCCCAACACTACAAGCGAATTGGCGATCTTGGCAGGCACGCAAACGTTTACCGGCAACAAGACCTTTTCGGGCACTCTGACCGCGTCGGGAACCGTGACCATGTCCGGCGCTGCCGCCACGATCGGCACGTTGGCGGCAACCGCCACCTATGGGATTGGGACCGGCGCCACCACCACCGGTCTGACGAAGACTGTGAACCTCGGCACCGGCGGCGCATCCGGATCGACCACGGTGGTCAATATCGGTCCGGTCGCAGCGGGCGCTGGCGGCACCACGGTGATCAACACCCCCACGGTGACTTTCGCCAACGCCGTCACGCAAGTTGTCATGCCGCAGGCCAATCTCACCGCGCAGCTGCTTGGCCTCGGTGGCGCCACAGCTGATGCCACCAACCGGCTGAGCGCCAACACCCCCAACGTTCTGCTGAACAATGCAGGCGCGTCGATCGATGTGACGGTAAACAAGAACGCTGCTGCCAATGATGCCTCCTTCAGCTTCAAGACCGGGTTTTCGGTCCGGGCGCTGTTCGGCACCCTTGGCAGCGATGACTTCACCCTGAAAGTCAGCCCGGACGGCAGCAGCTTTTTCGATGCGATGGTCGCGGATCGCTCCACCGGCCGCATCAGTTTCCCGGTCGGCGTCGATCTCGATGGGCTCGCCGCCGATCCGGCGTCGCCCGCAGATGGCTGGCTCTGGCACAACGCGACAACCGGGCAGTTGCGCGCCCGGGTTGGCGGGGCGACCCGCATTCTGGCAGATCAGGATGTGCCCTGGCTGGCCCCGGTGGCGGGCGACTATGCCCTGAGCACGACCGGGGCGGGCGGGGCCGCAACCGGCGTGCTGGCCGGGGTGGCAGGTCGGATTGACCTTTTCCCTTTCATCCCGCGCGACGACATCGCGCTGGACCGGCTTGCAGTGAACGTCACCACGCTGATCGCGACCGCGCTGGGCAAGATCGTCGTCTACAACGCCGATGCGCCCGGTCGACCGGCATCTCTGTTGCTGGAAACCGGCGATCTCGACTTCTCAACGGTCGGGGTTAAACCCGCGACGGTGTCGCTCACTTTGCGATGCGGCGTCACCTACTGGATCGGCATCCGGCACTCGTCCACAGCAACTTTGTCGGCCTGGGCATCGACCGCCACGCCCGATCTGAACGGCGGCGCGCCGGTCACCACCGCCCGCAAGGTGCTGCGCCGGACACTGGCCTATGCGACCGCGGCACCGGGCACATGGGGCTATCTCGCCTCCGAGACCAACGCCGGTCCCGGCACGGCAATCTGGCTGCGGGCGGCGTGAACGTTTCGACGCGAAGCGAAAATCAGAACAGGACCAGCAGAAGTGGCAAAACCCATGATCGAACAAAACGAACGCGGCATCACGATCAACAAAGCACTGGCCTGGACAATGCTGGTCTCTGTCACCGGGCTGATCTGGTGGGGCGGCGGGACATTGGCCTCGTTGCAGAGCGCCGCTGACCGGCTCACTTCAGCCCTGACCGAAACCCGCGAGATGATCATGGCCGAGCGCGCAAGTTCGGCGCAGCTCGAAGCCCGGGTGCGTGTGCTCGAAAACAGCGCCACAAGGCAAGACGTGCGCTTTGACGCGCTGTCGCTCTCGATCAACGAGTTGAAACAGCAAGCCCGCGAAACCAACACATTGCTGCGCGAGCTGGCGCAGCGGCCCTAACCCAACCCCACCACTCACCCGACCACCCACACCCGCCCGAAAGGCGGGTTTTTTGTTGCCCGCCAATGAGCAGAAAGAGCGATCCCATGAACGCAGACCCAGACGACGCCATCCGCCTGATCCAGAGCGGGTTGGACAAACTCGGCCATATGCCCGGCGCGATTGATGGCCGCTGGGGTGTCCGAACCGCCCGTGCGTTGCGGCAACTGATCGCTGCCAACGGCCGGGCGGCTTCGGTTGTACCGCAGGGCCCTTTGCCCTGGATCACCGAGGCAAAAACCGCGCTCGGCCGGAATGAGGCCCGCGATCGGTCTTGGCTGATGGATTGGCTGAAACGCGACGGCCGATCCTTGGGCGATCCATCGAAGACCCCTTGGTGCGGCGATTTCGTGGAAACCTGCGTCCGCATGGGCCTGCCCGATGAACCGCTGCTCGGGGCACTCGGCACCAACCCTCATTGGGCGCGCAACTGGCTGCTGTTTGGGCAGGGCACCAAGCCGGTCACCGGCGCTGTGCTGGTATTTGAGCGCGGCTCAGGTGGCCATGTCGGCTTCGCCGTCGGCCAAGACGACACCCATTTATTCGTGTTGGGCGGCAACCAATCCGACGCCGTCACCATCGCCCGCATCGCCAAATCCCGCCTGCTCGGCGCGCGCTGGCCCGCGACCTATCCGCCCCGCCTGCAACGCCTGCCGACCATGAAACCGGGCGAATTCCTCACCACCACCAACGAAATCTGAACAGGAGAAAACCATGCTGAAACCTGCAATCCTCGCGCTGCTGCGCCAAATCCTGACCGTCGCTGGCACTGCGCTCGTCGCCAAAGGGCTTGTCCAGGCCTCTGATGTCGAGCCGGTGATCGGCGCGTTGCTGACTATCGGCTCAGCGATCTGGTCCGTCGCTGACAAGCGCGGGCGGTGAAGTTTTAAGTATTTACAGCGGGATCGAGGCGGCAACCGTCGGTACGATCCCGCTGGCAACTGAGCGAGCGTGGCACCCGAGATCAAC